CCACATAGTGGGAAACTTATCTGGCCACGCAACATTCTTTCGTGTTCAAATAGGGACACGGCGTGCCTCATACTATGCTAACGCATTGGTTTATATCGACAAAAACAATCATACCAGCGGAAGCAACTACCTGCTTAGTTTGACATTGCAGTCAACGTATCTATCGTCTCTCTCGTCTCTCGCGCAACCTGAGCTATCGTGAGTAGCATCAGTAGCCTGAGTAGCCTGAGCTATCGTGAGCATACCTGAGCAGACATTGATCGACAGACCCCAAAGCCTTCTAAGCTGCTGGAGATAGCTGAAGCGTGGGAGATCACTTCGCTATGCTTGAGTAGCCGAGGCTTCGTTGGTGTCTTTGTCTGTTCTTATGTTTTTATCCCCTCCCCGCGGGGGGTGTCGGGATAAGACAAAGCGGTCTGTCGATCAATGTTTGCTTGAGACTGGTAATGATGAGTAGACTTAGTATCTGTGTCGCCACACATATGCTCTCTTTATCTATAGCGGTACCCACAATTCATGGTTGTGCTTTTGTTGGGCTGTGTTAAGCTTAGGGTTGTGTGAATATAGAGGCGGCAAAAGTACTGATTGGTTCTTTATGTTGTCGTAGTTGCAATAGCTGTCGAAGATATTATATGCTTAAAGGAGTAGGCTGCGGACCTAGACAGGTCTAATGTTTATTAGCGAGAGTATCGGATGATTTACCCAGCATAATGACTGGGGGCTTCGGGCCACTTGGTGGCTATCAGCGATACTCTCGCGACCATCACCTGTTATACAATGTTTGCCATTCGTCGTCGGTGATGCCGGTGATAATGAACTCTCGTTCACTAGGACTGAGGTGGCCCATGACATGCTGTATCGGCGTGCCTGCTTCCCAGTCAATAAGCTGTTGACGTGTCACGTCGAGGTCGAGGGTGCGTGTGACCCCCGACACCTGTGATGTTCTTTTGATCTTCATCATCAGCACCTCTCTGCTATGTAGTCGCGTAGCTCTGATCGTGTGATGATGCCCATGCCTTGGCAGACAGGGCAGACCTCATGTGTCGCACTAGGCTCACCCGAGCTATCGAAGACCGCTGCGCCCTCTCTGAAGCCTCGATCACACGATGACGAAGGGCAGGGCACAGAGGCACTCTCGGGTCCGTAGTTATCGTAGGGTCGCAGCGATGATGACTTAGGCCGCCGAGGATATGTCAACGACATCACACACGCCTCCTGTACACGCTAGCTCCTGAGATGCAGTGGTATGGTCGCGGCCCTGTTCGTAGTCAGCTAGCTTCGACCAGTCCACGTTCTGCGGGATATGCTCAAGCAGGCGCTCGTACTGTGCAGGCGTGATGTCTTGGTAAGGTGCCTGCTCATAGGTGTGGTCGCTGTGGGGCAGGAAGCTCACGCCCGACATCAGATCAAAGTGCTTGAACACCCAAGCCCCCACTGCAGGCCACTCATGATCTCTCACGCTGACCGTGATCGAGGGCTTATGACAGCAGAAGTTCGTTTGATACTCCAGCCACATCTCTAGTTGCTCGATGGCCGTCATATCATTGCGTGTGAGTGCGCCAGCCGGTGCTTTCATTGGGAACGAGAACACGGTGGTCGTGGCACCATTGTAAACGCAAGGAGCGTGAGGAAAGCCTGCGTCTCTCATGAACGAAGTCACTGGGTCGTGGTTGTCGCCTCTCACGGTCCTGACATAGTATGGCGAGTGCCTTGCGTGTATCCCAGAGGCACTGTCAACAAGGCTGCTCACAGTCCCACTTGGTTTGACACAGGTGACAGCCGCCGCCGTGTTAATGCCTAACTTTGTGGCCCACTGATGGTTGGTCGTGATAGCCACGTTGCGGAGGTGTCGAAGCAGGGCACCGAGGCCGTATCCATTCATGCCATTAGTGTACGGGTTGTCCATGATGCCGGTCATCGACACACCGAGCAAAGCCTCCTTTTCTGTGTTCTCACGCCAGATCGGACGCAGATAAGGAAACGACGTCAGCGTGGCCTGTATCGTGCCCAAGATAGTCGCCAGCCTGATCTTGCGCTCAAGGTCAACCGGAGTATCCGTAGCTCTGACCACGACCTCAGTGAGGTTGCAGAACTGACCTCCTGTCGCCGGTATGCCTTCGCCTGTCTCAGGATCAATGCGCTGTCCACGTAACACGATCTCACTGCAGGGGTTCGTCCCGAACTCGTTCATGTGGTCGCGACCTATCATCTCAGCATGTCGCCGCGCAGCTTCCCTGTTGAAGATGCCACGCTCACCTGAGCCACTCTTAGCCAGCGACAGCCATTCCTCCATGAACTCAGTGCTCGTGGGCGTGTGCTCATATGCAACGCTGTTGTTCGATAGAGCAAAGTGCTGATTGTCCTTCCACCACTCGCCTGACTTAGCCAACCGCATGTCATCGTCGCCTAAGTCCGACAATGAGATCAATGCTGACCGGCGCACCCCGCCAACGACCACCACTTGGCCCACCATGCAGATCAGGCTGTGGACCTCGATTGGTGTCAACTTGCGACCCTCTGCGCCTTTAAAGATCTTGACTGTGTGGTTAAAGAGCTTCTCTAGCGGCTCAGGCCCACTGGCACGGCCACCAAATGTCTTGAGCGGGGCACCGGCAGGCCTCACACGGCTGAGATCCCAGTCTGGTTGTCTGCCCATCCACAGTAGATTGATGAGGTCTTGGAAGGCGTAGGCCCATCCCTCTTTAGAGTCCTCGACAATGATCAACTCGGACCCATCAATGATAAACGGTGGCACCTGTGGCAGGCTATCGACATACTTCTGTTCGCAGCTAAAGCCGACCCCCGTCCCATTGAGTAAGATGTAGAGCACTTCGCTGAACGTCTGAGGATGGTCGATAGGCGTGTAGCTGCAATTGAATCCTGCAATGTTGCTTCGATCTAACGCAGGCCCCGCAGTCATCAGCGCACGCATCGAGGGCATGACCTCGCACCCAAGGATCGCCTGCTCTAGCTCTTCGATAATCGGAGTATTCTCATTGTCGTCACCGATTTCATTGAAAACGACGTTATCGATGTACCGACCGACAGTCTCGGACCAAGTCTCACGTCGCCCATCAATGAACTTGGCATCAATGAACTTGGCATAGCGACTGGTGTGGATGAACCGTTGGAACTCGGTAGGTAAATAGTTACTATTGTTATTGTCAGTCATTGATTGCTTTGCCTTCTAGCTGATTGAGACGCATGTCGATGTACCGCCGCGCCTTCTTAAGATCTGTGATTTCGGATTCATCAGGGGTCATACCGACATAATGTTTCGAACCGGCGCGGACTGTGTATTTGATCACGTTGCCAGCCCAGAAACTCAGGCCGTTGCCCATGATGAATGTGCTTGGTTCGATTGACCATTTGGCATAGTGATCAGGTGATTTAATGATGCTCATGTCTTAGCCCCGAGCCTATGCTTGTCGCGCATGTATCTCTCGTCCCGCTCGCGCTCTTTTGCATCAATGACGTGGCCGCAGTTGGCCCTGCCTTTAGGCGTGAGCCGCCACATGCCCTCGGTCTCCGCTGGCTCAATGAAGTCGCGCATTTTAAGGATGTCGAAGATGTGCTGCACATGACGTTTGACGCAAAGCTGACTAGTGGCGACGTTCTGCACAGTGTCTCCCAAGTGATCCATCAGCAGCATGTGCTCATAGGTCCTCAGTGCAGCCTTGTGGACAGGCAGACGGGCCTCTCTGGTCACTGCAGTCAGCGAGTGCCGAGGCTCGGGCTCAGGGCGGTAGATCTCAGCCTCATGAGCGGCGATAAGCTGCCCGAACACGGTCTCTTCGGCTTGGGTCATCGGGGCCAACTTCGAGCCCCTGTTGCGATAGCTAAACAAGTGCTTCCAGTAGCCGCTTAAGACGACGCCCTTGAGCGGGTGAGGCGGCGCAGATCCGAAGTGCTTGTTGTGTGGCTGGCGCATATAATGTGGATCAAGTGTCATTGTGCTTGTCCCCCCCGCCGCAGGGGCTTAGCCAGAAAGAACAGGAGAGCTGCAGCAATAACTGTGACCAGCACTTTGCCAAATATCTGACCCTCAAGATGAGCAAGTGAACCGAAAGCGATGCTTAAGAAAAGCACACTATCAACCACGCTGCCGACTACTCCGCTGGCAAGAATGCCCAACTCGCGACTGCGTTCTCTTATGCGGGAGTAAACCGCAAAGTCGCTCAACTCGCTGACGCCGAACGCGACAAGTGACGCAATGGCGATAAACGGGTCGGCCAGCATGTACGACAGCACCGCGCCAACAAGAATGGCAGCAAGAGCAACTTTTGCCCCTAGCCACTCATGCACCGCATCGCGCAGCAATAATGCCACGCCGATCATTAATACGCCTGAAGGGGCCATGATGCCAAAGCCCAAAGGTATCAAGCACGGTCCATCTATGATGCAAACAGTGCCTACATTGTGGATCATCCAGTTCGCCGTAGGTATAGTTGCGGCGTAAAGTGCAGCGGCGACATAGCCAGCTTTGTTTCGGTCAATCTCTATCATCATATCATCATCTCCTTTTGTTCTGCTCTGACAGCCCAAAACGCTGGGCATTGCACGGCATCGATCCGTCGGGCCATGCGCTCTGGGCAAATGTTTAATTCGTTGTGATGGCGAGCCACGTTGGCGCTGTCGGCACTGGCAAACGGCCACTTATCGCCGCTCAGAGCGAGGCCACGCAGCATGTGTATCCAAGGCGTTATTCCGCGCTTCACGATGGCGTTGAATGCCTCGTCTGCTCTGCGCTCCCATGCTGCGCTTCCGACCTGCCAGTATCGACCAGATGACCCAAAGCAAAGTTTGCCGAAACCAAGATCAAGCAGGCGCAATAGATGCTCAATCGACTCTCCCATATGCCATACAACAGCACTGCAATCGTGTCGGTGGGGCCACTGCTTGATTAGATGCAGATTATCGTCAGCCGTGCCATCGATGACGTCTGGCACGACAGCCCAATGCGGATGTGATAATCGTGGTTCGAGCCACTTGTAATAGCCGTTCCAATCGGGCTCTTTACTCTGCGTGTAGGCAGTGAAAGCGCCATTGTCCCACATTACGCTCTGGCCGTTGAGTAGGCACCAGTCGCCGTCACGCTTGTCGGCGAAGCTGACGCAAAAGTGCTTGCCTGCCATTGCCAGTATTTTAGCGTGAGGCGTCACTGGCGTCCCGTGGTAATGTATCATTGCTCTTCTGTGGCTCCCATAGTTTGATTGTTGATGTGTCTTGGTCCCAGTCCTCGAACCTTAGTATCCGAGCGCACCTCGCTTGCTGGAGGGCGTCGGCTGCTGTGAGCCCCGCCTTGAGATACGCGGCGACCACCAGATCCCAGTGTGGCTGTGGACCCAGTACCTTGGCGGCTGTGACTGCTCCGATGCGGGGGCATCCCATGTACCCATCGGTCGGATCGCCAGTCAGGGATTGCGTAAGAAACGCCCGATCAGCATCGGCGACTGAGATGTCGTGGTGCTCCCCTGACACGGGGCGATAAAGCTTGGCAGGCAGGGTCAGCATGTCTTTGTCGTCGCTGACAATGACACCTTTGCTGTCGGGCGCAGTCGCAAGAATGCCCATGATATCGTCGGCTTCTAAAAACGGCTCTGAGTGCCAGAGATATGTGTCGCGTGCCCATTGCACCGCAGCCCCATAGCCCACCGGCTTGCGTACTTTCTTGCGACCGCCTTTGTAGCTGGGCAGCACTTCTTTTCGAAAGTTGTCACGGTCGCTAAAGCACAGGATAAAGTTGGCCGTGTCGAGAGCTTCACAGACCTCCTGCAGCGTCCTCTGGAAGATCGACTTGGCCTCTTTGAGGTCAGTCTGTAGCGACCATAGATCGTCGCCCCAATCGACTTCCTCCTCGGCGGCAGCACATGCCCTGTATAGGTACAAGTCCGCATCAATCAGTAGTATTGTTTCGCTTAGAAGCTTCTCGCAGTATTTCATCTAATTGTCTCCGCAGTCTTATGCCTGATTCAGTTATTACCCAGTGGTTGGCCCACTGTTCGTTGCTCGGGTGCTCATCCGCAGCCGTGGTTATCCAGCCTTCCGACGCGGTCATCGCGACGTAGAAAGCGCCTTCACGGGCAAAGCGGGATTTCACAGAAAAAGAGCGCCGATACGCCCGATCAAGAACAAGATAAATCGCCATTGAGTGCGCCATCTGCTCGTCAATTTCAGTGTGTGTCAGCCCAAGTGTTTCCAACGCTAAAGTCGGATTCGATGGCGATGTTGCTTTGGAAAGCCTCGCCACTCTTTTTCGCCATTCGTCTAGTGATACTACCGACATGATCGGCTACCTCCTTTGATTTACATGCGATCTGCACCTCGTCGTGAATCCATCCGACGATGTAAGCTTGGTCGCTAATCTGCTTGAGTTCGTGGTCGATCAAAGCGACCCATTTCTTGCAGAGTATGGCCCCTGCACTTTGCAGTAGCTGAGACAGGCACTTGTGCTCTGAGCCGCCTCTGATAATGAGACGCCGCCCATCTAGGCCTTTAAGGTATCCACGCCGCTTGAATGCTCGGCTGATGCCTCTCTTTAAGTGGGCAAAGGCTGGAACTTCGCGGTCGTAGTTGGCTTTGAGCTCTTTGCCGAGCTTGGCATCGCCGCCAGCTATCTGACCGGCCAGTGCATCCCCACAACCATAACTCATGGCATAAATTAGGGTCTTCGCGGTGGGTCGATCTACGCCAAAGGCCTTCGCATTATAAGTGTGAATGTCGCCGTCGAGGATCTGGGCTGTGAACTCTGGGTCGTTGCAGTAATGCGCCATGCAACGCAATTCTAGCCCCGATAAATCACTGCCTAAAAGCACCCAGCCCTCGGGCACCGTAAACAACTCTCGACACTCCTGACCAAAGGGCAGACGGGCGGCAGGAACTTGAGCCAAATTCGGCGACCGGTGGCTTGCGCGGCCTGAGATCGTACCTCCTGAGACAATCTGGTGCCTGATGCGGCCATCGCTATCAACACGCTTCATCCACGCCTGTCGGCCTTCCGCAAGCTGTCCAATGCGCTTCTGGAGCATGAACATCTCGGCTAGCTTCTGCGCCTCGGGATACTCGGTCAGGCTTCCGAGGATGACCTCGTTGATGACTGCGTGTCCGTCTCCGGTATGGTGCCTTGGTTCCCAGCCATACTTGGATCGCAAGCACCGCTCGATGTGACGCCTGCTTGATGGGTTAAACTCAACGAGCTTTTTCTTAATAAACGGCTCGTTCTTCTTGTAGCCGCGTGTCTTGTTGTCTCTTGCAGGGATAAAGGTCTCGCTGATCTCCCAAGGTGGAAACAGGGTATCGAGGTCTTTGCTTAGAGCCTGCCGCTTCCCTGCCAGCTTGGCATACAATGCCCCCGCCTTCTGCTTATCAAAGGTCCAGCCGTTGCTACCGACGCGAAAGCAAATCTCGGCAAGCTGGTGCTCCAAGTCTACCGCCACCTCAGATGCGTGGGCGCCCATGAGCTTGTGATAAAGCTGCACAGTGACATTGACGTCTTGGACGCAGTACGACAGCATCTCTTCCGAGAACTTCTCCCAGCCGCCATCATAGTCATCCTTGAAGTTGCCGATCCGCAGGCCCCAAGCCTTAAGACTGTGAGAGCCCCAGAGCCGCTTGGGGAAGTCTTCGACGCAGCGTTGTGCTGAAACATCCTCGCCCATCAAGTCGGCGTGGATCAGGCGCGAGAGCACCAGCGTGTCGGTGACTTTGCCTTTCGGCTCAAACCACGGATGTACGATCTGGATGGCAGGGATATCGTAGCCAATGATGTTGTGGCCGACGATCTCAGCCGCCGCTTGCAGCATGTTGAGGCCTTCGATGATGCCTGCAGGATACCGGCTGTCGAAGCGGTAAATCTGTCCGGTATCAAGGTCTCTCAGAACTAGGCAGTGTATGCGGTTGATGGTGTCGAGCAGGCCATTGCTTTCTAGGTCAAAGGCAAAGCGGCTGGGTCCAGCAATGTAAGTGCCCATAGGTATAATCTCCCAAGATTAAAGTTGAAATCCCAAACCATGTTTTTAAAAAAAGCCTCATTGGGATTAAAAAGGCACGTCGCTATCAAACTCACCATCGACCTCACTGAGCCGCCCACTAGCCATGTCGTACCGCAGAGATCCTGCGAAACCGACTGAGCCAGTGTGGCGGTTCTTTAGTACCTGCAGATTACGGAGCCCTGACGTGGGGTCTTGGCTGTCCACCTCAAGGCCTATGCAAGCATCAGCAAGCTGTGCAATCGCGTGACTGCCACGTAGCTGGCTTAGTTGGACCTTTGCCCCACCCTCATGACCTGCTTCGGACTGTGGCCGTCTCAGGTGGCTCACGACGAACAGGGCAATGTCTAGCTCTTGAACTAAGACACGTAGATCATTCATTATCTGATCGATCAGACGGCGCTCATCAGTCACCCCGCCCGTCGCCGCTGAGATCAACAGCGAGATATGGTCAAGGAAGATAACCTTGCAACCAAGACCCTTGTTCATATAGCGGATGCGGTTGCTTAACACCTGCAGATCCGAGCCGCCGAAGTGATCAAAGAAGTACACTTGCTGCTTCTGCACTAAGCTGTCGAAGCTGGCCTCGATCTCTTCGCGGGTCGCGCAGTCTGGGTCCACGGTGATGTTCTTGTTCATGTGGAGTCCGACAAGGCCCTGCAGGCTGCGCTTCGTTGTCTCTTCCAGCATCATCATGCCGACAGGGCCAGCTTTGCCGCTCTGGTGGATGGCATAAGCAAACTCACGCACCAATGTGGACTTCCCGACACCCGATCCTGCCGCAATGGTAATCAAAGACGAGGTACGGATGCCCATGAGCAAATCGTTGAGCTTTTGGTACGGGTATTCTATGTCAGCCTTAGCATCAGCCTCGCCGACAATGTCCCTCAGATCCGCAGCACTCACGATCCCATCGGGCCTGTAGTCGCTAGCACCGAAGATGGCATCAATCAAAGCAGCACTCTCGTCACCGAGTAAGCACTCGTTTGGGTCTTTGAATCCCGTTGGCATAGTGGCTATCTTGACCTTGCCAAGCGGCAGGGCCTCGGCGCAGGCGACCGCTGCTGACTGCCCAGCCTCGTCGGCATCGAACATCAGCACGACCTCTTCAAAGTTGCTCAAGTAGTCGAGCGACTTAAGCAGGCATTTCTTAGCCGACTGAGCACCGCCGCTGACTGACACAGTCGCCCAGCGATGGCCTTGGATCTGAGACACTGACATTGCGTCGATCTCGCCTTCGCAGACCACGATCTTCTTGCCTTTGCTCCACAAGTGACTGCCAAACAGCGTCATCGCAGCAGCATCGCCTACAATGCTAAAGTTCTTATCTTTGGTACGCAGCTTCTGCGCCGCTGGGCGACCGGCGCTATCGCGGTACGTCGCTATCTGCACAGGCTGACCTTGGCTGTTCTTGCCCACTTGGTAGCCAAACTTGCGACACGTTTCTTCGGTCAACATACGCTTCCTGAGAGGCCTGTAGTCGCCCTCAAGCAGGGGTTGGCTAGCCTTGGCCTTAGACGGCACCACAGACACCCTCTCAGCGTCCCCTTGGACGTGCTCGGCGCAGCCAAAGCAGTACGTGTGGCCGTCGTCAAAGAGGGCAGCGTTGTCGCGAGATCCACAGGTATCGCAGGGTACGTGAGCGACAAACTCGCTGGTGCTTTCTTGGATGCTCATGGTCTGCCCCTAAGCACTTTAGGTTTCCGCACTTTCAACGTCTTTGATTTAATGTTGGGCTTAATGCGCTGCTGTAGCTGCGACTTTCGAATGTACCTATCGAATTGCTCTTGCAAGATGATTTTTAAAGCCATATCTTGGTCTCCCAACCACACAAAGTAAAAGGGGCCACCAGTTTCCCAGCAGCCCCTTGCTCTCGCTTATGCTGGCATTTGACACTCGGCCAACCAGTCGTCAGGAATCCACCTATGTGCATACTTCCACCCGTGCTTTTCGCAGTAGGCGGCGTATGTTGTCGGTGAACCTTTGTAGAGCTTTGCCCTCTCGTTACTGAACACAAAGCGTATGTCGAGATCAGGCGATTGATCCTTGATCAGAAGGTGTTTCTGTCGATCTTGGACCGTCCAAATGCCTTTAGTCTCGATGTAGATAAAGCCGCCGTCTTTCTTCGGCAGCTTGAAATCTGGAGTGTACTTGGCACCCCGTTGCGGTACGACGTAAGAGACCTTGTCAGTCTCAAAGAGAACCGGCAGTCCTGCTTGGGTTATCTGATCGGCGACCTTAGCTTCAAGGCCCGACCTATAACCATGCTTAATGCCGACGCGCTGGCGACTACGACGCCTGCTACTAGTAGTCGAAGTCATCATCTGGCAAAGCATCGCCGCCTAGATCATCGTTCTTACTAGTCTTCGGAGCGACGTAACCGCCCTCGACAGCATCGAACCCTTCACCGTCGTCATCAAAGTCACCATCTGACAGCGACAGGATTTGGACTTTGTTAAGGTTAAGGTTGATGCCTTTGTTAATCTTTGACTGCTCATATTCGCCAATGGTACCAACGACCTTCAACTTTGACCCTGAGTAAATCTTCGGCGCGTTGGCAAAATGAATTGGCGTAGTTGCCGCGTCCACGAACTTTGGCTCATACAAAGTCTTAACAACAAATACGACATCGCCAGTATCTTCGTCAATTTGCCAAGGCATCTTAAGCTTGTCAGCATTACCGAAGGCTTCCTCGCCAGCTTTTAAGCACATTGTCATCAAAGGCTTGGCAGCTTCTGGAGACATAATTAGCTGTGTTTTGAACTTATTGTCCAAATGGTCAACTTTGTGTAACCGAGGATATCGAGCGATGCCCTCGGCTGATCTGAAGTTTATCTTAGTCTTTCCCATGATCGGGGTTCCTTTCGCAGACTTAGTTGTCTGTAGCGGTACCCACAATTCAAGGTTGTCGAGTGTTCAACTAAAGCAGTAGCGGCTTTCGAGGACTCCGTTAATGTCTAGGTCGCCCTTGGCAGGCATAGGCGTCTTAAGCTTGGCATCAGCGTCTGCAAGCTGCTCTCGCACCTCGGTCTCAAGGGTCTCAAAGAAGCAAGTGCCACCATAGATATCGACGAACACACGACGCACTAAGTGATACATCGTGTCAGTGTCGGCAGCTTGGGTCGCAAATGAGTCATGTATCATAAAGAAGTCGTTGATGCCCTTGCCTGAGTCCAGCATCGCGCAGATCGTGAGCGCCATGTGCCCTGCATCCGCTGCATGAATCAGGTTAGGGCTTGCACTATTCGATGCCTTTCGACTGTCGATCTCGTCGTGCTTATCTTCGACCATCGTGATCTGGGACCGCTTGTAGATCTTAGCCTCTCGATCCCAAAGAAACACGCGCACCCTCATCCGCTTGGTCTTCTGATACCTCTGGAACACGGGGAACCCACTGGCTGACGTCGAGCGCATGACCTTGTTTTCTTTGCTCAATGCCTCTGAAAGTCCGCGCAGATAATCCATAGCTCCTGAGACTGACTTCAGCGTCTCCCTGATTGTCTCGTACTGTATGTTGGCTAAGTACCGAGCAGCGTCTCTCTGCACATGGTCATCGCCAAAGGGGTGCTTCTTGATCTCCCTGTACGCAGCTTTGCGCTCAAGCGGGACCATGAAATCCTCCATGAGTTGGTCGTACATACCGTTTTGATTGCTGCTATAGCCAAAGGTCATGGTACTACGTTTGCACACCGTGCGAGTTATGCCAAAGTCCAGCCATAGACGCGCCAGATCACCCAAAGTTGGGGTGTAGCCACGCTCGACCACGTTGCCATCCTTGTCGGTCTTAATCGCATATGGCAGCGTCTTGTCGCTGGTCAGGTCTTGCTTGACACGCTCTTCGACGGCCTTAGCGACCACGCCATAAACATCTTGGCAAGCGTCGTCTGGGACTAGGTTAACGAGGTATCCATCGACAGCGTTAAGAGTGGCGGCAGCATAGTGCTGGGTGCCACTGTTGGTGCCATCGAGGCTTGGAGGCAAGTGACACACGTACCCTGCGCCGTGATCGCAGTACTCAGCGTAAGCCACGCAAGCAGCCAAGAACTGGAACGGCTTATCGGCTCGGCTCCAATCACCAAAGCTGGCTTTGAAGTCATCGGCGCAAGCAATCAATTGGTCGTGGTTATCATCGACCCAAGCTGCGCGGTCCTCAAAGCTTTGCTTGCTGATCTTGTCGAAGTCACCGCAATTTGCAAGGTGGACCTTGATCCACTTTGGATCTGTGACGGCCTTGCCCCGAGCAAACTGAAACATTGCTTTAATGTGGTCAGCACGGTGGTAATTCAACGTGGACAGCATGTACATACGACCTCGGAAGTCCATGTTCCAAGGAGTGTAGAACTGATCGTAACTTTGCATATCTCGGGCAGTCTTCAGATCACTCTGCATACAGTGCCGGTTTGCCACGACCTCTCGCCGCTTTAGGTGCCACTTGCGTAGACCAGCGCGATGCTGCGATTTGACCTTGTCGCTCAGACCTTCGTAATCTTCGGGTAACACAGGCCTCGGGGGAGCCTCTGCTGCGGGGAACTTCTTGAACATCTTGGCCTCGTCCCAGCACCACTGTACCGCATCGACCACAGTGTCGTTGATCGCCAGAGGCGTGGCCTGCAGTGCATTGACCGCTCTCACGTATGACGGGTCACCAGCGTCCAAGTCGGCCTCGACGGCGCGCTTCTGAGCGCCTGTAGCGCCACGGACTAGGCTGATGTCACCACCGGCGCTTAGGTCCGTGAGGTAGCCGCCATCGGTAAACGTCGTCCAAGGGATCGGTGGTACGACCATAGGCTGGTATACTGGGGCCATCCAACGGGCATCCATGTCATTGTCTTCCAAGAGTTGCCGAGCCTCGTCGGTCAGATCGATGAAACGCTTGGACTTCGTTGCCGACACGTATTCAGTGGTAACTTGGAAGATGTCAGTGCTGCTCAAGACGCTATTGATTACAAAGGTCCCAATGACAGCGCGGTCTTTCTTTCGCAGCTTAGAGTGCGAGGCCAGCGTCGTTGATGGCTTGTAGCCTTCCTTGGTGGCAATGTGTCTGATGGCCTTCTGGCGATACCGTAGCGCCGAGTGAGCTTTGGTGACTTGCGCCTCGACGCGCTTCGCCATGACCTTGTCAAAGGCAAGGAACTCAGCCCACCAAGCTTGGTGCTCGATAGCCTTGGAGATGCGGAAACCTATGCTGTCTATGCCTGACGTGAGTGAGCCTTGAGAGCCTACTGCGTCCATCATGGTAGACAAACCTATGAAAGCAAGCGTCTCGGGGTTGTTGATGTCTTTAGCTATCTTGACCCACAGTGGCGGCGCACCGGCTCCTGCAACAGCCTGACGCAAGCTGTCTTGGATCGCCTGAGCGACGTGGCCGACAACGCCTTCGATCAATCTGTGGGGTTCGTTTGCTTTGCTGTACGATGCGACACCTGTAATGTTGCCGTCTTGGTCGTACTTGGCTCCTGCCTGTGATGCCTGCCTGCTGATGTATCTGTCGTGGCCTTCATCGGCCATCTGTTGTTCCCGCGCAATCTGAGTGTCGAAGAGAGAGGCTGGTGGGGCTTTGTTTGGGTTGAGCCAACTTGAGACTGGTGCCACGCCGACGCTGCCTTGGCCGACGTTTCCTTCGAGAGCCGGTGCCACAATGTTAGCGTCGTTCCACGCAGGTACATGTTGGCTGTAGACCATCCCACTTCTAGTTGCTTTCTCGTTAACCATGTTTCTATCTCCCGTTAACTTTGTTGCTGCTATTGTTAAACCTTCTGCCTAATTGAGCGCCGACGTCTGCCGCAGCGTCTCCCTTGATATGCACGTAACCCTCTGTGGTTTTGAGCGACTTGTGACCCAAGAGACGTGCGATTAATATTGTGTTGATCTGTAGATCATTTGCCATCGTGGAAGCCGCAGTGTGGCGCAGGCTGTGAAAGACAAATGTCTCATCGTTTGGTGCTATGGCCTGACGTGCGGCACGCATAGCGTCATAGAAAGGATGTTCGCGGAAGTGCAAAGCAGGGCGATTGTCGAGCTTTGCTAAAGCCTCAAGCACCGCCTCGTTGGCAGGGACGCGCCGGTCATCGCCGTTCTTGGTTTGCTCTAGCACCAGCCACGCGCCATTCTCATCGTGTTCAATGTTGTCGGGGTCCAAGCTGCGTATCTCTCCGAGCCGCATGCCTGTGTTGATGCCAATGATGACAAACTCTCTGACAAAGCGATAGTCTTCGGGCAGACCGGCAAGGTAGCCGAGCAAAGCATCCAACTCGCGGTCACTCAGGAACCGGCGCTTGTGTTGCTCATGCTTACCAATCTTGCGGAACTTGACGCGGGGTGCCTGTTCAATGAGACCCATTTCCTCGGCATGTTTGAACACAGCAGACAGACAGGCAACGTACCGATTCGTCGTTGCTGGTGAACACCCGTTGGGCTTTCGCGCCGTTGGCGTCGTCTCAATGTGCGACATAAAGATATACAAGTGTTCCGCACTAAAAGAGTCAAGCTTTTGATTTCCATAGTCGGAAAAGGCGCAGAACCTCTGCATTTTCGCGAGGGACTTCTTTTCATGTGCGCCACCGCCCCAGATGATCCTAGAGTGCGTGGCAACGAAGTCAGCTAGCGTTACAGTTGATTTGCGTGCGTTGACATTGGTCATATCGTGGTCTCCCAACCCAGTGTTAATCTGAGAGGCCCAATATATACTAATGTTTTCAACAACTTCCGCTGCGTGCGTCTCCGCGAGGGAGTTACAGTCCCCTGCCACACCTTGCGGCCTGTCGCCCAAACTTTAGTAACACTGGGTCCAGCCCTGTAATCGCTAGATAATCGTGCGTCTCAGAGATTGCAAGTGTTTTCTTTGTCCCCTTGCTAACAGCGGTACCCACAATTCGTGGTTGTACGTGAGAGACGTGCGCGTCGGGGTCACGCTTTGGCTGTCCCCTGCGCCAAGTTGAAAAAACACCGATACTAGTCGGTGCTTAAGCTTTAGTATTATAATGCGACATCGTCTTTAAGATCATTCGGTCCCCACATAATACAGCGGGCTCCTGCTATCTTTGAGTTGGGGAAGTTGCGAACAAGGTGCGGGATGCCAACCTCGGCAAAGTTATCAATGCACTCTTGTTCAGTTGCGAAAGCTGGACCCCCGCCGCTCACGCAGGCAGGAGTCGGCAGGGCGGTGCAGACTAGCACTATGGCGGTCCACATTATGAAGCCCCCGCCGCAGCCATCTTAAGGGCTTGATCGCGGGTCTCGTCATTGCGGCGCAGCCATCCCCGACCAAAGCGGTCGAAGTCGCTCAGGCGGCGGTAGAAAGCCTCGCGCTGCTTGTGTACGTTGTTGATTGTAAGCATGGCATCCTCTCTGTCTAACAAGGCTAATGTCTTGGGACCTATGACGCCGTCTGGTGAGGCACCACAGGCCTTCTGCATGGCCCGTGAAGGACGCTTGGCCCCTGAGTTTACACACCAGTCAAAGGCTGACCAATCAAGGCCTGCCTTGAGGTCATCTGCTTTCACGGCGTCCCAGTACCAAGCACGATACATCTCGCCGATATCTTTGGGTTCTAGTGCCCGCATTGTGTCGTGGTCAGCGGGCTTGCCAGTCCACTTTTCCCAGACGGCACTGGTGACGCCGAGCATGGTTGAGCCACCGTTCCTGTTGCCACGATCATGGGGGTCTGAGGTAAAGCCGCCTTCGTGCTCGAGGAGCATCTCAAGGCAGTGGTCGAAGTTACTTGCTGTCATCGTCTTTGCTCTCTCTCGTTTGGTAATTGTCGTTGATTAAGGCCGTCTGCTCACGCACAAGCCGTCTCTGACGCTCAAGCTCCAGCCACTGGGCATCAACATCATTGAGTGCGGGGAAGGGGACGACGACGGTCATTTGCCAAAGCCGCGCAGCGTTCTGAAACCAAAGCTGGCTGCAATGCTGGCGTACATGCCGTACTTGACCCACTCAGGGCACTGCGCGAGGTTCTCAAAGCCAATCCGCATGTGATCCTGCATCGACGGTATGAAGTTCGCGCACAGGATTAAGATGAAAACTAGCGTCCATGCCTCGTCCTTGAGGCTGTCTTTCGAGGCCTCGATAGCCGACTGTTCCCAGTCAGTCTCTGACGTTGCCTTCTTTAGACGGATCTCTGCATTGGCCTTCTGGATCGCAGTTTTACCGTCAATGTAAGACGTCGCTAGTCCGCTTACTGCGGATACGATTGCGCCGATCATACCTCTTTGTGTCCAACAGCGAAGAACGCTCCGACAAGCGCACTAAGTGAACCATACATCATCATCATCTGAGCATCGGCCTGAGCCATGCGGGCAGGGTCGACAATGACGGCTATAGTTGCTGCGACCATCATTGACAAAGCAACGTAACACATGCGTCTTCGGGCTAGCTGATAGTCTTTTACATTGATGTGCTGTCTTTCTTCTATAGTCATATGTCTCTCCTTACTGCATGGCCCAAACGACGAGGGCGATTATGGTGACAACGAGAATGCCGAGGATCAACGAGGCTCCGACCGTTGCGGCGCTCTCAAACTCTTCTTTTCGGATCTTAGCGGCGCGGGCATCGGCGGCTGCTTTATGCTTTGCGGCTAGCTGCATTTCTTTCTGGAGCGATATCACTTTCTGCCATACACCCCAGTCCCAACGAGCCATGATAAGCTGTTTTGCGTCCTCGATTGCCTCTTTTGCCAACTCTTCTTGAATGACGATTTCTGTCGCTGATTGGCCCGTGGCCTTCGCCTGTTTCTTTTGTTGGCGTATCTGCTGTGCGCCGGTAAACAAGTTGTCTAAGTCAGTGGTGATCTGACTGATGTCTTTGGCCGCACCGATTGTGCTTTTGATACCGTCGATGCTGGCCTTTACCAATGCTGCTCCCGCTAATATCTCGGCCACTGGCATGGGCGTTGTTCCTTGTTTCTATGCTTAGTATTTAGCGGCGACCATCAGATCTATGGCATCGCGGATGGCTTCAAGATTGGCGTCGATCCTCGCCATTGTGACCGCTTGACTGTGCGCTGTGCTCTCAACCTCAGACATGCGGGATGACATGCGCTGGATGTCCACAGTGTTGGCCTCAATGTCCTTCACCATTCCTGACACCGACCAAACAATAGCCGCGCCTTGGCCTATCAGGGCCAGTACAATTGCAGCACCCGTCCACTCACTTTTTACTGTCATTTGTACACCTTGTGTTCATCGGGGTTTTTAAGAAAACGCGGCACACAATAGGCCAGCGCGTAGTGCTTGGGGCTCGTCAGATGGCCGTATCGATGGACGATCTCTCCGGCGTGGTAGTTGCAAGCTGTGAGGCTGGCAAAGAGCATCGCAGGGCCCTCTAGTGAGGCCCCGCCGACAAAGACTAGCAGGGCAAACACATGCATCTCTAGTCCGCGTATTGGGCGCTAGGCCGCATGACTTGGATGCTGCCTGCCTGCGCGGCCTCGTTCGCTTGCTCTTGTTCTTCTGCGAGAAACTGCCGGTACTTTTCTTCGAATATGGGGCCGCGCTCATCGAGGAAATAGTCGGCAGCATAGCTCAATGCTGAGTACATGATCAGATCACTAGACGTCGCGGCAAGCGCGTTCTCATCGCTGTCGGCGGTCATGGTGGCAAACGGGCCATAGTAGCTTACGCTGACCGTGCCACTACTGGGCTCGGGGAACAGCAGTATCGTCGTGCCTTGCTGGCTGAAGTGCGTAGCCGTGCCGACTTGGCCGGTAGCTTTGAACTCAAGCATCTCATGGAGGGGCACCCGCGTCAGGGCGCTGTTGTTATGATAGATGTCGATGACCTCCAAGGCGGTCGCAGGCAGGGCAATAGACGCCGTCTGACTGCTGACCGCATAGGTCTGTATGGCCTCCATTGATGGGATGCGGAGGACGCGCTGAATGCGTGAGATGCCTTGGTCAACAAAGGTGTCAGCCAAAGCGTTCGTGCAGTCACTGCGATTGAGCAGCGCCTTGAAGTGTGTTCGAATGGCACCTTTGTTCACGGGCTAGTTCCTTTTATTCGTCGCCATAAAGTAGTCCAGAGACTGGTCACGCAGACGCTTGGTGATCTCTTTGACGCTGTGCTGGTAGAGGTCGAAGCCTTCGCGGAGCCACTGTTCGTGAACGGCAACGGGTATCGAGGCGACACGCTGGAACTCTTTTTCAAGGGTGTTATCCGACGCATTTCTGCTGTCTTGTAGGTCATCCATGAAGGCGGGGGTGATCTCTTGGGTGTGCTTAAAGGTAACATTGTTGCCCTCTTGCAGGTACTCGGTCTCAACGCCCAGCAGCTTGCGCGGGGCGGGCTTAGTATCTTTTGTCATGTGTAGGGGTGCTCGATTTGTTGCTCGTAGGTAGGAAAAGAAGACGGCGAGGCAGCAAAGTAAGGAGAGCAGCCAACCTTCGCTGGTGCTCCCCGCCGACTTCAATAGTTTACACGGTCTTAAGACAGGCCGGTGATCATGTGAGAATCAGCAAAACTGGAGTGCTTGCATGAGATTTCAGCCACGATCTGGTGTCTGTCGGAATCGCCATTCTTGGCAAGCAGGGTGCGTGTGTAAGGACGCAGTACCACTTGCTTGAACATCGATGGATCGATGAGAAAGGCGTGGGTCGTAAGCTGGTGACGGTTAAGTACGACTTTGTACTCACCGAAAGGACCAACATAGAGGTCGATCACATTGACCAATGTCTTTGTCGAAGCAAACTCACGGTTACGCCCAGAGGCGGCTGTGAAGCCTGCAATGATAAGACCATCGGCTGGCTTGACCATAAGCACAGACGGATCTGAGCCTTTCTCGAATGCGTCTTGACCTGCTACGAGAAGCTTGGCTTCAGTGAGCGGATCAGTCGCATTAGAACCGGCGTCTGTACTGTTTGTGATCATCTGATCAATCGAGGCCATCTTACGAGCAGCAGAGGCAGTGCCTGTTACCGCAGCCTGAGATACACCAACAAATGCTCGCTCCTGATCGCGCTTGATTTCCTTCAGGGCTTTGCCCATCTGGTACGCAGTTTCCTTCGCACGACCATAGGTCTTGATCGCGTCAGCAGTTGCTGAGATTTGGAAGGCTTTGGTTAGGATCTGAGTGACGTTAGACCGCATGGTCGTAGGCGAGAGTGTCGCCATAGATGCGTCTGCCCCTTCAACGGCGGCGTTGACCGCTGCGCTTGCAAGGCTGTCTTCCTGCCATTCAAAGACACGGGCGTGTGTCTTCTCAGACTTCATCAGAGTTGACATGGGGGTGTCGGTGGGAGTGATGTCGGTTATGCATTGTGTTCGCCTAAGTTCGTTAATCTTAGACCGCCCGAGGGCTGCTATAGGTTCATAATCCCCATAGATCAGACTATATCATCACCCTGCTTTCACAGGGGCTGTGCGCTTCGGACCACTTGGCCCTACTCCCCGAAAGGATAGTCGTTGCACCTTCCCTCACATCTGCAAGGGCTTGGCTCAGGATTGTCCAACGTGGGATGTTCCCTGAGTTCACACAGTTTGTTTTGACGGATTGCTCCGAAAGGACACCATTGTTACCTAATGTCCGAGACATCTTCCGCTTTCCCAACTTGGTTGTAGGTCGAATATGTAGCCATAAGACTACCTCCTTATAGTGCTTTGGGTTATTGCTCCCAACGCGCTAACAAGGCCTCCGCGATGTCATCAGCATCACCGTTTCTCGAGGGATTACTTCGCAGCATTTGCTGGGCTTTCTTAGCTCGGCGTAATGTGCTGTCATCTGAGACGGGTGATTTGGTTGACCTTAAGATCTTCTTGCCTTTGTTGCCGTCCTTAGCCCTGATGACCTTAGACTTCGCCTTCTTGGTTTCGGCGGTCGCCTTGGTTTGGTCATATAGACGGGCTTTGTTTAGCAACATGATTACCTGTGGATCGACGTATTGATCGACTTGCTCTTGGGGTAATCCTTGGCTGACCGCATAGGCTCGGATGTCGTTGTAAACATCGTTGCCCCAGTCGTGCATTTGGCTCTGAAGAACCTTGACGCATTCACTCGCGGCCTGCTGATGCAGCACTTTCTGCTGGTCTTGGGCATCGCGGTAAAAGGCGTCGGCCTCTTCTTTGAGAAACTTAAGGTTGTCTTCTGCGTCTTTGGCTTCGGCCCTGAGCTTTGCAAAATCGTCAGCATCCATCTGTCGGCTAGCGACTAGCATGTCCACTTCAGAGTAGGGCTTGGCTCGGGCTTCTGCGCGTTCGAGAAGCTTTTGATAACTGATGTCTGCCTTTTGAAGGGCAGCGTCGGCCTGCTTGCGCGTGGCAGCGAGGTCTTGAGACTTTCGGGTCAGAGATGCCTCTTGTCCGTGCAGTCGTTTCAAAGCCGCGATGGATACCCGCTGCGTTTCCCCGTCAACGATGATTTCGACTTGAGTGTCATCGTCAATACCTGACAACTCTACTTCGTCTTCTTCATCGGTCTCGGGTTCTTCGCTTTCTTCTTCGTCGGGGTCCGTCTCGTCCTCGTCTTCGGTCTGCTCGTCGTTGTCATCCTGAATCTCAGACTGATCCTCGCTAGTCTCGTCTTCGTCTTCTTCGCGAGGTTCGTCTGTTGCCTCTTGACCTTCGTCCGATAGCGTTTCCGCGTCTTCCCAACGGTTAAGAATGGCTGCTTCCGCATCATCGAGATCGAGATTGCGGGGTTGAGGTTCTTCGTGTGTTTGGACGTCTGTCATGGTCCTACGTGTCCTCTCGACTGTTGTCGTCTATAGTGCGCTCGTTGATTTCGTCTCGAACGGCGACCCATTGCTTCAGTGTGTTTGCCACGTCTACTAGTGCTCGATAGTGGCGGTAGTTTAGCTCTCGTCCTGCGCTGTCATCGGGGTCGGAGTTGACGTAGGTAGTGAACGTCCCTTCGACCAACGTGTTGACGCAAGAATTGAATGCAGTGCTAGACAATAGCTGCTCTGCCTCGTCACCTTGTGTGACAAGTTCTTCTTCGGTCATAGTGTGCTCTCCTTGGGGGTGGTGTGTTTAGCCGGTTGGCGAGGCGATTGCCCTCAGATCGTCAGCTTTCTTCGCAAGCTCTAGTTCTTCCGTATCCACCATCACTTTGTGGTCAAGCTGAGACTCTTTGAGGTCCAGATCGTCGCTCTGCATAGCAAACGATTGCTGTGCTTTCATCTGGTCTAGTTGTAGTTTCATCTGTGCCATCTGCGCGTCCATCTGCTGTTTGGCTTCTGCCAAAGCGGTCTGACGTTCTTGGATCTGCATTTGCTGTTGCTGCATTTGCATTTGCATCTCTTGCATCGGATCTGGCTGTGGTGGCGGCAGTTGCTCAGGCGGCGTCAGATAGTCTTGGACGTTCTTAATGCCCGAGTTCTCCATGACGTGCGACATGAGCTTGTACTGGTTTGGCGCTTGATACATGGACGACAGGGTAGGGTCCTGAGACATGAGCCCGTGTAAGGCCAAGTACTTCTGCGCCTCCTGCTCTTGTTCGCCATATCCGAGGTGCATCTCGACGGTCACATCGCGCTTAGATGCCCATTGCGCTGGGCTTATCTCGACGTAATCACCGGCTAGTTCAACAACCTTTTCGTCGGTCTCATTCTCGACGCATAGCTGGTAAACAATCTGATACAGGGGACGCAGGAAGTTGTTTGCGAAGTTGCGGGCGATGATCTTCTGGCGTTGTTGAGACATGGTCGCAAGCTGCTCAACCATCGCGGCTGAGTTTTGCTTGCTGACTGCGTCTTTGTTGGTGCCTTGGCTAAGACGGCTAACGCCCGTCGTGTCTTCTTTGTCCTCGTCCAGCATTTGGATCGTGTTAAAGATAAACGGGTTTAGAGGTGCCTGCGCCATAGGCACAATAGCGTCAGGTCGGGTGACGTTGACAATGCCCCCGACGCGACCATCGATAAGCTCACGAGGGTTGGTAACACCGCCTTTCGTGACCACGTATCTCGGGTTGTTGGTGATCATCGCGTGGTCAAGGATAGACCTTGTGAGCACCGTGCGGGCGTTCTGAATAGGCACGACCTTGCTGGCAAAGTTGTTTCCCCAGAAGGAATGCGGGATCGGCAGCGGGGTAAAGCAAACAAAGGGCTTTCGGTTCACGCGCTCCTGCTCAAGCAGGACATTGCCAGCCTTGACCAAGCGGTAAAGTTCAGCTTCGCCGGTGCCCTCGACATCAAGCATCGTGTAGCACTCGTAGCAGGTGACCGATCTTACCTGATCTTGGTATCCGAAGGCGTTGAAACCTCGGTCGCTGCCTATCTCTTCGTGACGCGCTAAGACCTCTGGATCAGTCTCCATCTCGGTGTCTTCATGGTCCCCGATCTTGTCGATCAGTTCCTCGTCGTAGCCCATTTGTCGAAGCTCTGAGATGGTCTTAGTTGATCTGTGAGCGCAGAACAGGACGTCATCAAGGTCCCGTGCTTGCGGCTCAATCAGAAACTCCTCGGGGGCGACGTTCTCAATAACAACCTGAGAGGTGTCTTGGGTCACGCGAATGTCACCGCTGTAAAAGCCGAGGCTCTCCTCGATCTCTTCGATCTCAGTGTTGTCTTGAGCCAGTACGGCGTCAAGCTCATCCTCAGTCAGATCCTCGACGTATTCTAGGTGGCTCTCGGTCTGCTCTTTCCAGTAAACCCTGACGATGCCGCAGCGGGCAATGAGACCGTCGTGTATGGCGGTGCTCATCACAGAGTAGAGGTCGTTCTGCCTGTGGGCCACGTAGTCAGTGTATTCGGTGCAAACCTCTGCCATCTTAACGTCGTCGGCGTTCTGTGGGGCAAAGCGCACGGTTTTGTTACCGCTGGCGAATGTCTCAAGCAGCGCAGCTTTCATCGACTCGACGCTGTCGTAGACGTCCATTGAGACATATGAAGAGTTGCCGTCGTGGGCTTTCTTTGGCAGCGTGGCGTTGTAATAGTCTACAGCTTTCTTGCGCTCACGGCTGATCTGGCTGTCGTAGTAGCCGACGGATCTGCGGATGTTGGCATCAAGGATCTTAACGATGCCCTCGTCGTCCAACTTCTTATAATCTTTCGTTTGCATTCGGCTATACCATTTCTATGTAGTGATCGTCTGTTGATTCAATAGGCTCCCAAGCGCCTTCGTGGATGTGGTTGGCTAAGGCCAGCGACATGACGCAGTCGTCAAAGCACCCTGCCTCGGCTTCCATCGCGCCGGTCTCGGTAACAATGTAAGTAAGCATCTCGCGGAGCGTGACCTTGCAGTTAAGCTCTAGCTCGTCGTCTCGGTGGCTAGCTCGTAGCTGATCGATGATCAAAGGCTTGGTCTTGGAGGTCGTGGTAAACCCGAGCTTCACGGTCTCGCGGTCTGTCAGCTTATCGACTTGGACCTCAGTGTAGAAGTTAGGATAGGCCATGTCTTTCCCGAGCCGAGTACACGTCAGAATACCGTGGCTGTTGTTTTCCACGATTATCAAGGCCTCATTGTAATACTCGCCCAGCGCATAGAGCACGGTCGCGAAGTAGTCGGGATGCACATGACTGCGCCACACAGCGACCTGACGCTTCTTGCTGTCGAGGATCTGAGCGCAGGAGTAGTCACCGCCTCTCACGCCCATGCTGACGTCGGCTCCTATGACATACTGCTCACCGTCAACGTGTGGCCGGTAGATCGATAGTTCACCTCGGGCGTTGTCCAGCCAGTCGTCGCCTTCAAGGGCAAGCCGCTGCTTAAGTTCTTCGGTCTCAGACAGCCGCGACAGGAGCTTGTCGGGGTTAAACACTGGTCGCCCAGTTGTCAGGAACGCCTCGTCTGGGTAACTCGGGTACTCCTGCCGAAAGAGGTCTAAGCCATTCTGCGCGACCTTGCGTCGGCGAAACATAAGCTGCTCGTCATCGAGGTCATACTCGGCAGCGAGGTCTATCTCGTCGGGGGTACGCTCGAAGTTGTCGGGGACGGGCTCACGATAATCGGGGTCGGTGAACCACGGGATGAAGACAGGGACATACCCGTTGGTACCATCGACGGCACCTTTCCAGAGGTCGTAGAATATACCCGAGATACCATTGGCGGTGCTCTCGACAAAGATCGCCGTGCCGTTAGTGTTGGGCACCGCTTGCGTCAGTCCATTCCAGTTTTCAAGGGCTGTGCTCTTCTGCCAGAACGCAAGCTCAGATGCGTGGACATGGGTCAACGTCTCGCCGCGACCAATGCTCTCCCCGCCTGCTGTCGCGACCACAAAGCTACTGTCGAGCACGTCGAAGCTCAGTTCTCGGCGGGAGCTATACTTGGTGTGAGGCTTAAGGATCTCAGGACAGTTCTCATGGTAACGCTTGGTCATATCAAAGAGTGCTCGGGTACTGTCCGAGTGGTGCGTGACCACCATCGCTTTGCTGGCGTTACGCTGGCTGACGCTGAAGTACAAGTAACCGCCTGTGTATGTACTGAGACCCTGCTGTCGGGCCTTCAAGATAATAATGCGGACCTTGCCTTCAGACGCCAACTGTGCCTCGACAGCATCGTTGAGGATGGTCTGGGCGTTGTTCAGTTTAAGCGGTGCAATCTCACCCGCCTTGGTACGGATCTTTAGTGCGCTGGGCGCATAGAAGCTAAAGTCATTTAGCAGGCGTTTCCTCACTGCTACCAATTTGGGGTCTAATGCTGTCATCTGTGCTCTCTGTTAACTTAAGCTGCTCGTCATCCTGTGGCCCGTCGTGCTCGATGAGTAGCGATGACAAGAAGCTCTCCGCTTTGCCGACAGTGACCTCTACGCTGGCCGCTGGCTTCGATCTGGTGAAGTCTAAGACCAGCCGTGCAGCCGTAAGCTTGTCGCGGTTCTGCGCGGGTTCACGCATGATTGACACAGCAGCGCGTAAGGCTTCCTTGCTGTATTCATCGTTTATGTCGAATTGTTCGCTCATGATTGCGACCACCTTGTCTGCTTCGGCTCGGGCCTTTTCTCGGATTGGCACTAGCTGTGCTGCTGTGTAACCGTCTAATGCGCCAATTGGACGACCCGCGTTCTTCTTGGGTTTATTGCTCCACTGCTTTCTTAAAGCGCGGCCTTCGGGCGTTTTCATTAAGTTGCTAAAGTAGTGGTTCTTCTTTGGTGTGCTTTTCTTTGGATACTTTAGCTCTTCTTTTGCCACCTTGTTTCGGGCCTTCTTTGGTGCGCCCATTTGCCAACTCCTGCTTAACAATTCTCAGTGATTGCTGCGAAGATCCGCAGAATTGATCTGGTGGCAACGCAGCCTCCATCTCTGTGTAGATCGCAAGCTTGTCGGGGCTCGAAAGGGACGACGTGCGAACCCAGTCTATGCGCTTCAGCATGTCCGCGAAGTTAAATGCTGTTGTTATCATTGTGGGGTGCTCTCCTTGTTAGCTTATTAGTTTACTTCTTTGGTGGACGGCCCTTCTTAGAGCCGTAAGTGCCTTTGCCTTGGGGCATAAGCTTCTCCTTTTCTTGGGGGTTACGCGGCGAACTGTTGCTGTGACAGAGCACCGGCTTGGGGTGACAATGCGCCCGCAGGCATTTGCTGGCGCTGTTGCTCTTCCTCTTCCTCCTCGGCGCGACCGTTGAGCATCATGGCGAGAACGACGGCGACGATGGTTGCGAATGGGTAGGCGTGAAGCTTCAAGTCTGGGTTGCCCGAGGCGTTGAGGTTCTCTTTAATTAACCGCGAGGTGGTTGGTGCAACGGCTTTTGCCAGACGTGGGTTCACAAAGTACAAGAGCACGGGATCAACAGCCCTCTCGTCTGCTTGGTTTATATAGTCCAAGAAACGATTGACGCGGGGCGTCTGTGATGGGTCATCTTTACGGGCTTGCAGTGCCGCCATGACCCGACGAACAGGCCGTCGTTGTTTGGGGTTATTCTCAACGTAAAGATCAATGTTCTTTTGGATATTGTCGATCTCTTTGTAGACGCGCTTGCGGACACTGTCGCTGTATTCTGAGTTGTCCTGCATCATACGGTCAATGACGCTTTCAAAGCCGCTGTCTTTAGCCGCTGCGTGACCAAGCTCATGTAATACAGTGGTCAGTGCATAGAGGTCGTTGACGTTACCAAGCGTCTCAGCTTGAGCACCAGCGTTCATGCCCCAGACAGTGCGACCTAGCTCGGAGTAAGCGCCTCTGATGCCTTTAGCATTCTCTGTCAGTGGGCGACCCATGTCGTCAAACATCTCTTGCTGGCTGTCAAACAGACGAACACTGACGTTAAGAGCTTTACTAAGTTGCAAAGCGGCATCGATGTCTTGGATGCCGTCAGCGTACTTTGTACCGGCCTTGCCGATCTCAAACGCAGGGCGAACGAAGGGAAGCTGTGCTTTCACTTGATCAGGTGTAGCAGGCTGGGAGCCAAGCATCTTGTTGACCAGCGACTTCATGTTGAGCGGGGATTGCGGTTGTGGCTGCTGTGTTAAAGCGCCTGCGCTCTGGTCTGCAATGTCTTGGTCGAAGGACTGCTCGATCATTTCGTCCGGTGCGATGTTCTCAGACCACGTCCATGAAGGCATTACGCCTATCTTTTGGTCTGCAAACTTAGTGTCCTCAACACTGGCAGTTTGGTTGTTTTCTCCGTGCGGGCCATAGTTCAAATACGAGTTCTGACCTCGCGTTTCGCTAGTCATTGCGCCTCGGGCAGGGCCAACAAACAAACGAATGTGAGCTTGGAACGCATTCTCTTCGCCGCGTGCTCGGAAGCCTGATCCCTCTAATCCATGACCAAACGCATCGTGTACGGCTCTGAATAAATCATTATACAGTACATCTTTGGGGGAGCCATCTTCGTTTACCCAAGTTTCGCCAGACGTCTCCAGCAAAGGGTTGTCATCGAAGGTTGCATTCTCGTCGCTTCCGTAGCCTTCATCAGTTGGGAAAATGCCCATACGCTTGTTTAAGCGGAGGTCCTCCAGCGCAGTGACTGGGCTGTCCCCGTAGCCACTGTCGGGGTCAATGAAAAAGAAGGTGTACCCGTCCTGCACAAGAGCGTCATACTGGGCTTTGGTTTGCCTAATCATATCAGCATATGCAGCTTTGACCGCTGGATCGTTAGGCTGATCTTTCATCTGATCGTAAGCTTCTGCCACTCTTGCGCCAAAAGCAGGGTCTACATTTACAAACTCGCCCTGTGCAACATACGGGATATTGTTTTCGGCGGCGTACTTTTCGACGACCTTGACTAGGTTTTGGATCGGGCCTTTGTGGCCTCGGAGAACCGGCGCATCTTCAAGCGGCGTAAGCTGCCCGTTCGAATCCCTGCGGCTTCTTCCTCTGCCTCTGTCGTTGGCCTGTTTGCCTCGTAGTATGCCTGCTGGCTCTTGGTCAAAGGATTGTCCTGCGTCGAGGCTGTTTGTTCCTCCGTTAACGGCATCAAGGGCCCGTCCATCGGAAACTGCTTGATCTTGCCGTAATTCTTCATCAGTTCTTCGAACTTGCTTGCCATGTTCTTTTGCTTTCTCCGCTAAGGCCTTAAGGTTTACTTCATCTCTGAAATACCAAGGCGCATTCCCACTTTGTGATACGCGGAATTTACTTGGAATAACCCCGCTTTTCGCGCTTTTTACCGCTTCTAAGAAGGAAGTAAACTCTGGGACGGTGAATTTAAAGTCCCCAGCATTGGGAACATTGTAAATAAATCCCTTTTTGCCATCAATGATGCCGTATCTAGCGCCATAAGCAAAGGCCCCATATTCGCCTTCTTTAGCCATAACACCGTCTAGCGGGTTAGGGTCACCTTTTGCCCGTGCTAAAATAGCGTCTATTGTTGCATGAGAGGCTTCCTGCTCTGATGAGGCCACCCACGTTTCCCAGTGATAGCGTCCAAGGCTAGCGACTTCTGGCCTGCCAATGTCTTGGTATATTTGCGGGAGCCTGCTTAATAAAGATTGCTCTAATGCTTCGTAAATGAGCAGACCCCTTGCGCCGTTTGTCAGAGTTGAAAGCTGGGAGCCAGTGACAGTCTTGCCCTTGTCTTTAAAGCCATCATATAAGTTAAGGCCATCAAAACGGCCATCGTTCCACATCTGCCGCATCTGCACACGGTCCATAACGACCACGTCATCAAAACCGGCGACCAGCAGAGTGAATGAAACTACTTTGTTATCTACGCCAACGCCTTCGCCCATCCGCATGAACTGACGCCGGATCTCTTTGCCGGTGGACTTCGGATCGGCCATCATGTCGTGAATGACTTGCAACCTCGACCGTCCATCACCAAGGCCTGCGTCACGCGACATTTTCAACAGGAAATCTCTGCCAAAACCATTGAGGTTGTGCATTGCTCCTGCGCCAGATTGCCCAGAGCCTCGCGGTGCTGTTGTTTCTGCCCATGCGTAAAACGCAGGCATTTGGTCTTTTAAAGTTCCATCAGCCGCTGCGCCTATCCACTTATCAATGCCATCAAAGCTGTCAATGAATAGACTTTCTTGCGTGTAGGGGCTAACGCCTTTTGAAAGAAACGACCAAAGGAATAGACGCCCTGTATCGTTAACACTTATCGTACCATCGATGTAGGCCTGACGAAACTCCCGCGCATTTGCAAAACCGTGATCAGCGTCTGCAATTTGACCAGCCGTCAGCTTTGATAACAGCGCCTGCGCTCCACCATTGTTTATATCGTCAATAAACTGCCGTGGCGGGGCGGGGATGTCTCTTGTTGCTAGGGCGTCACCCATCATGTTAGTCCAAGACGTTACCGACTCGGCAGGGTCTGGGTAGCGGGATAAAACCTCATCAATTGCATTGATCTGCGCTGAAGCATTTTTGTTGTTGGTTTTGATCGTGAATAAGGGCTTACCATCACGCGCTTTTGGAGCTTTTACGCGCAAGTGTGGCATAAAACCGTGGGTGTTTTTAGTCGCTTTTATCTGCCCGTCCACTACCGGCATAGGCACACTCAGACTTGCAGTTTGCTTGAACACAGGCTTGGCAGGGCCTTGCTTTGGTGCTGGCCCAAAGTCCTCGTCAAGCGCCAGATCAGTGCCGGTGCTTGTCGGGGGCTGCTGGCGACCACTGCGGGCTTGCTGTCGCAGAACACGCTCGACGTAAGGCATGATGTGTCGATTGATTAGGCTTTCGCTGATCCCGTCGGACTTGAGCCTGCTTACGACATCCATAGCCGCCACTGCGGGGTCACTGCCAAGGTTGTACTGTAGTTCATCGAGGGCAGTCAGCAGTCTACCGCGCTCGGCAGGGGTCAGGCTTGTGTTTGCAGCGAGGCCTTGGCGCAGCTTCTCAAGCTGGGCGCGGTTGTCATCGATGCCCTGTTGCACGGCTGGACTGCGGCCCTGTGGCTGCTGTTGCTGCTGGGCGGTGCCTGCTGATGACTGGGCCGTAGAGGGTCCGAAGCCTGCGCGTCTGCGGGCTCGTTGTGCAAGTGGATTATCAGGCTGATCTTCGCGTAAGGCGTCAAGCTCTTCGCTCTGATTCAAAGTACCGTTGATAGCTTGAATCCAAGGCGAAATGTCGTCAATACTGTTGCCTTCACCAGCCAAGTTGCGTCGGGTTTGGTCAACGTAAACCATGACGTCGGGAGTAGTGTCTGGCGCAGTTTCAATGTAATCGAGAAGCTTGTTTAAGCCATCTGGGCTAAGGCCGGTGCCTGCTAGTATGCTTCCGACTGGGCTGTTGATATTGTCGCCGCCATCTCTTTTATCATTGTACGCTTGTAGACCAGCCCGTGTTGACGAGGCTTGCTGTGCTTGCTGTAAACGCTGCTCTCGGAAGCTTGGGGGACGAGGCGCGGGCAGACCAGCTTTGTCTTTGTTCTCTTTAATGAACTTATCAACACTGCTGTAAGTGCCTCGGGCTTTGTCGAGACGCTGTCCTATACTGGCGACGGCTTGCTGTCCTAAAAGAGATAGTCCGCTTGTGTTCAAACCAAAAGACAAAGAAGCGATTGGACGCACTACGCGCTCTACGGCCACAGCAGATTTGTCGTAGCCTGTTCCCCCGCCTAGAACAGAGAACATATCAGTAAACTTAGAAAGTTTGCCTTGATAATCGTTGTTGTGAACCTCGGTCATTATCTGAGATTCGCGGATCAGGTTCATCAAGGCCTGACCTTCGGTGTAACCGCCAACCAAGTCTTGCAGCGCAAGGAAGTTCTCTGCAGTGACAACCGACTTTGTCTTGTTTCGCGCCATCTTCTGAGCAACAGCAGCGCGAACCTTTTTAAAGCGCTGGTCAAAGGTATCTTGGTCGCTTTTGCGAAGCAGTTCTTTTAGGTCGGCTGCTTTATCTGCAATCTCACCTACGAGGTCTGTGTGAGCCGCTTCTACGACAGCCCTTGCCCCCGTCTGGGACATTTTGTCGATATCTTGGAGGTCAAACGTGTTGCCATTTAAGTCGCCGCCGGTAGCAATCTTATCAAGACGACGCGCAAATGTAGCTGCAGCCTGCTGGTGCTCTCTAGTAAGGTTCTCAATGGCCTCAATGGAACCATCATCTTTGAATAGCCGAGTAGCCTTGCCTGCGGTCTCTGTGGTGGCGGTCATGGCCCCACCCATTGCTGCACCAAGAACTGCTGAATCTATGTTTCGGTCAAGAACCTCTTTGCCAGTATACTCGGCACCTTGTGTGGCCGCTGTCCCCATAATGACGTTCTCTTGAGCCGCCTCGGTCACGCCCTCGATAGCCATGCCGCGCATGATATTCTTTGCAATCTTACCTTTGCCTGCCTTACGGAGTGCAGCGGTAATCTCATCAAGAGACATAGTCAGTAGTTTGTCTTTTGAGATGCCCAGTGCTTTACTAGCGCCAAACCTGTCAAGCAGACCAACTATTGTACCGCCAATCACAGCAGCATTTGGGTTGTAGTCGTCTTCGCTTACTTTGGACTTTAGTTCATCGGTGGTTTCACCAATTCCCATTCCAACAGTCCCAACAGTAGTGAGGCCCGCGATTAAAGTTGCGATTGGTACATGGTAAGGCGCAGTAAGAGCCGCCGCTGCATAGCCCCCATATGTTGCAAGCGTAGGTATGGAGTTCTCAACCATCTTCTCGCCAACAAAACCAAGTTTGTCTGCAGCGCCTTCTTGGTCTAGAAAGCTGCCTTGATATGTTGACTGGTAACCACGACGGGCAATGTCTGCCTCGTTCTTTTCGACAACAGACCGTCCATATTGAGCCATAGGACCGCCAACAGCGGGGACCGCCTGCTCAATGAAACGACCAGTGCCTTCAATAGCATTGCCTACAAGCGTTTGCGCCCTATCCACTGCAAACATGCCTCGGCTTGCGTTAGGGTCAACGTAACGCTCAGGCTGCTCGGGCTGGGCGGCTGCGGGCTGCTGTTGTCCGCCCTGCTGTGCCATCATCTGCTCTATGGCTGCATACGCGGCCTCGGGGTTAGCCACGCCTTCGACCTTGAACTTGCGCCCATCGGGCAGTTCAACTTGGAAATTAGCCATGTAGGGTAGTCCTTATTCAGCAAACACTTTGCCACCGTTAGGCGCTGTAAATAACACTTCTTTACCAGTGCTTCCCCCGCCACCGCCGTTCTTGTACGGCGTTTGACCAGTTGAAAGGTTGGTGTGCATGGTTGTAAGCGCAGCAATGTAACTATCGATCCAGTCGCGCCACACTTTCTCATCAGAGGTCCAAGAGGGCTGATCACTCATAAAGATGTCCATCTCTTTCTCTGAGATTGCACCTTTTGTTTGAGCAACACGGGCAAGCGTTGAATCGACCTTCATTTTGGCTATTTTAAGACGTATTGCAGCCTGTTCGTTACCATTAATATTGTCCCAGCCCTGACGTATCCAGTAGCTCCAGCCAACGGGGCTTGCAAAGCCGTCATACTTGTCAAATCCTCGAAGGACAGCCCTTGCGTTGTCTAGTGCAATACCGGCGACCTTCGCCTCATCGCCACCGCCACCAGCGCCCTTGTTCTTAGACGCAGCCAACGCAGCAACACGCGCAGCATGTGCCTGCCTGCGCTCTTCTTCGATGCCGAAAGCTTCCATCTCGGCTTGGCGATTGGCTTGGTTAACGTCGGCACTTGCGCCAAACATTGCGCCCATCTGCGCGAGAGATCCCTGACCGCCTGCGGCCAAGCCTGCGGCGCCCATACGCATCAGGCGCTCGTTGAGACCGATCTGCATGTCTGGGAGGTCCGAGCCTCTGGCGTTGCCTGTGTAGCCGCCGGTCGTGGATCTGACGGTGGACTGTGTGGGCTTTGACGGGGCAGGGTTGGTGAGGACGCCTTTGTCAGTCTGCGGTGCTTGGGTGACGACGGTGCCGTTGTCAGTGTTAGTGTCGGTGCTGGGGTTGGTCAAAGCCCCGCCTGTCCTGCCTATAGGGTCATTGATGTCCAACATACGTTGGGCGTCTTGCATACTTGGCAGTGCTTCCCGTGCCTCTGTAGTGCGCTTGCTTTCCAAATATCGGCCTAATTCGGTATTTTCGAAAGGTATGTACGGCCAATAGTTTCTTTCACCGTCAGGCCCTAGCTTATCCATCATAAATGTGCCTAATTCAGCGCTGTTTTCTTTAAGCAACTGCAGCGCAGGCTTCTCCATTTGTTCGATAGCCTTTGCTATGGATTCTTCCCGTCCAAATCCTTCATCGAGGAAACGCTTTACAAGGCTTTGGAAGACATCGTCTTTGTCGCCTCCCTCTAAACTGTAAATATTGCCCATGCCATCATCCAGATTACTGCCGTCAGGAGCGTAGCGGGCAGGGTCTTGGTTCATCATTATACCGCTGCGGCGGTTGTCCCTTATTTCGTTTGCAGTGGGACCAAGCAGTGCCGCTCTCGCCTCATCTGTGTAATTGCCAGTTTCGTCAGTGTTGTCAGAAAGAATGGCGTCCTGCTGAGTTAGCATGGGATGACCGGCGGGGTACAAGTTACCATCTGCACCCGTAAACATTGTTACCGCTGGCTCTGTGAGGCGGGCGTGTTTCTGTGCCTCTGTGAGGGGACGCTCGACGTCATTGACTGGCAACTCAGGAGCGTAGGCACCAGTTTGCAGAGCGGGCTGGGGAGCCGAGCCCATCTTAGTGCCGGTGAGGTGTGAAGGAGTAAGGGCAGGGGCAGCTTGCGCTGGTGGGGGCAACAATCTTTCAGGTTTGTATCGCAGTACTGAATCCCTGATGCTTTTGCCAACGTAGCCGTGCATGTCGCCTTTAGTGCCGGTGACCGAGAGAAGGTCCCTGTTTAAGCCCATTGGTCCCTTTTCCATAGCCTTTAAGGCGTCAAGATGGGACAGCCCTCTATCTCTTCCTTCCCAGTAGGCACGGTTTGCAAGTTCGTCAGCAGTGTTTTGGAAGTTTGGGTCATTGATACGGAAGTTATCTAGTGCAGCCATCTGGTTATCTCCCGAACTTGCTAAAGTCGAACTTGCGACCAGAGCCATAGCCCACGGCGTTCATATCGCGGCCATTGTAACCACCGGCATAGTTAGGCTTCATCATGTCACCCATGAAACCAAAGCCGCCAGCAGCACCGGAGATTGTGCTCATAACTGGATCATAGTTGTTGCTTTGCACGCCTTGGCTGCTGTTAGGCGCTCGGCCCAGCATCGTCGCCATGTAATCCTTGCGCTGGTTCAGTGCGAAGTCTCTGTTACCCTCAAACCTCGCTCGGGCATCGTCCATCGCAGCTTGGTCATAACCTTGCAGGACATTGCCTGCATTCATTCCGAAATTCGCGCCTTCGCCCATAGTATTAAGGCCTTCAGAATATGCGGAGCGGATAGCGTTGTTGGCTGATCCTGCCCCTTGGAGGGCCGAGCCCTGTTGGTTGAACTGCGTATTCTGTTGGCCTAGAGATCGGGCTGTGAAGGCGTCGTTGATGCCTGCGGTGACATCGGCTCGGCGGTCATCGTAACCTCGATTGGCAATGGCCTCGGCTACACCGGCACGGCTCGACGCTGTGTTACCCGAGGCGCTGGCGGCTTGGTTGATTGAGGGCAGTACGTTCTCTTGCAAGTTGCGCCTGTCATCTCGCATGGCGGCGTCGATCATTGGCTGAGAGTTAGCCAGAGCATACTGCTGGGCGACTGCAAGGCGGTCTGTGTTTCGGGCGTCGTTAGCCATAGCATTGTACTGACCGTAAATGCCTTGACTGTTGTCGCCAAAGCCTGCGAAGCGGTCCATCATACCTGCGCCACGGTTGATCATAGCGCCACCAGCGCCACCCATTGCAGTTGCGGTGTTGCGCGAGAAGTCGTTGGGACCAGCGTAGGTTGGACCGCCGTAGTAGCCCTCGTCTAGGACACCGCGCAGGGCATCTTGGCCCCCAGTCAGATTGGCGTCCACGTATGGCTTATACTGGTTGAAGCCCGCCATCCGAGCAGCGTTTGCACGGTCCATAGCTGCGGCTTGGTGCTTGGCACTGCGATTGCCCATAACACCGCCAATTACAGCGCCTGCTATCTGTCCCCACATGTGGTGACTCCTGTTTTTGTTATTATTGTAGTGTGTGTGCTTTTAAACTGCCGACCATGAGTTGCCGTCGTAGACAACAAGGCCAGAGTGACCCGACACGGGTATCCACGGCGACACCGCGTAGCGAACCATGCCACGTCTCTTGGTCGTGGGCTCTGCGTCAGCCAGTAAGATTGTCGCCTCAGTCACGGACGACAGCGTTCGTTCAATGTTCTGGAACTCGTTGCCAAGCGTGTCCCTTAACTCGCCAGTCGGAAGCACTCGACGGCTGTATCTTTGCACGATGGCGTCTGTACGTTCAGACGTGGCCGAGCGGAAGATCTGGGCAAAGGAGCCACAAGTAATCTTGCCAATCATCGC